GGAGTTGCAGCAGCAGCTTCACTTAAAACAGAGAAAATTCTTATATTAACTTGCTGAGCAACTGCTCTGACTATATCTTGAAGATTTGACATAAGTAAATCCACATCACTATCTCTTATATCTGCTTCTGCAAGAGTTGGGCTTTCTACTTTAAACTCTTTTATATAAGAAGTTTGTCTTGTCCAGCTTTGCTCAATTACAACAGGCAGAGATAATTGATCACCAGAATTTAATATCTGAGAAGCTGTAATTCCTGAAGTGTCAGTGCTATCTAAAGTTCCAGCAGTTTTCTTCCACCATCTTAACTCTCTTGCTTTTGTGTTAGAAATTCTACAATATTTTTTCAAAATATATTCTTCTTCTGCAAAACCTGTGGCTACCTTATTAATATCAATTCCTCTTATATCAGCCATTCCACTTGTATCTGCCATCTTATTGTGATCCTAATTGTGCTGTTGGTTTTAATTCCATCAAAACAGTTTCACCAGTTGTTCCTGTTTCTAAAAATATTCCAGCTATAACACTTCCTGATAGGTTTGTTAATGCAGCTGTCTTAAAATGATTTGCTGCTACATCAGTTATAGCAGGATCTCCTGCTGTGCATGATCCTGATAATGTAACCTTAAAAATTCCTTCTCTAAAAACACCTATTTTTGTCTTACCATCACTTGCTATCTTCTCAGTTGCAGCAATTCCAGCAATCTGATCATTAGCAGCAGCACTTGCAGCAGCTGTCATTGGATCTGTAAGTTTTAAACTTGCACCTTTTTCTATTCCAGTTCCATCTGCTACTGTAAAAGGTATAGGCGGTGATAATTCATAAATCAAAGTTGCTTCGTTAGCCATACTAATAAAGAGATTTTAAGTATTTAAGTTTTTCGGTGAACCGATTTCCTCTTAATATGCTCTCTAACTTCTCTCTGAAAAGGATTAAATTGATTATTTATCTCGTTTTCGACGTCAATTAGATGATTTTTAAACCACCATCTGCCTAAAATCAAGCAAATAACAGCATAGATTAAACCTATCACTATGATCCATATAAAAGAAATTCCTTGAAATACTGCACCAATTCCAGCTATGGCCAATATATATTTTAAATAGTTTAATAAGCCAAAACCTTTATCAAAAAATGCTTTCCATAGCAAAATCCTAAAGGCACTCATTTCCCAATTCATTTTTATAGTCCTCTTTAACTCCAATTCCAATGATCTGCATATTATCTCTATACAGTGGAAATTTAGAACTTTCTTTATCCCATTTAGGAATTTTCTTTAATCCTAATGCTTTTCTTAATGCTTTCAAAGCCAGAGTTCTATTCATGGGTTTATCTTTACAATCAGTTCCAACTGTATCTTTTAGATCTAATGTGTTTAAAACTTTATCAATATTTTCTTCGGGAAATACAAAACTCCATAATTCTATTGGCTGTAATAATGGCTGAACTACTGCTGTTTTTTCATTGCCTTTCTCATCTTTTAAAGTCATAGGCATATACATATTTGCTAACTGTTCTACAAATCTATCTCTATGCCATTTCATGCCTCTTGTTGCGAAGATTAAGTGCATTAGAAACAACCCCCTATATGATGTTTATATTGAAAAATAGCTTGTTCAACCATCTCATAATTAATTTCTATAAAATTTCCAGCAATTTCTGCGACCTGCCTTATTGTAAAATAAACACCTAATTGAAATCCCAAATATAAACCTATCAAAAAAGCTATAATTGCTGTAACAATTAATAGCTTATTCATACTTCACCCCTCATCACCCTGTCCTTATATTCTTTTGGAGTCTCTTCTTTTGGCTTGGCTTCACCGCCTGCTAAACTTCCGCCGCCTAACTCCTTTATAGCCATCTGCTTCTCAGCAAGTTTTTCTTCTCTCTCTAAAATTTCTTTCCTTTCCTTCAAACCTTCTTTAAGTTCTTCAGCGGCTTTTTTAGCTTCGCTTACAATATTGTCAGAAGAGGCATCTTCTGCCCCTTCTTCTTTCTCTTCACTCTCTTCGCTGCTATCACTTTCTTCAGCTTTTTCTTCTTCAGCTGGCTTCTCTTCTTCTTTGCTGTCCTCACTTTCTTCTTTCTGTTCTTCTGGCATTTTTTGTTCCTCCAAATTTATTTACCAATATTCTTTTTTTCTACCCCAATACTTGAAAAACTCTAATCCTGCTGCAAATACTATCAACGTCAACCCTAAGTAATTTCCGCCTTGAACTTGCGTAATTCCGAGAGCAGACAGTGCGATTGCAGCTGTATTGATTAAAGTCTCAATTACTGGTTTATGTTTTGTTTCAGCCATCTTTATTAGGATCTAATTTTGATTTACTTTCATGTCCTTTATCTTTTTTCTGATCTGCTACAAGTTCATCCATTAAACTTGGTGCGGGTTCTATTGTGAATGTAATGCCTAACTGATCTTTTGCCTGATCTTCATTATATAATTTCATATCCCATATCTCTTGTTCATAAGATATTAAAATAATTTTAGAAGAACTCTCAGTTGTCTCTTCTCCCCAACCCATAACAACTTCAGGCATACCTACAGCAGTTATAAAAACTCTCACTAAAAACTTAAGAAAATTCAAAGCACCTGCGTCATCTCCTGCATATTGCGGTTGAGACACTTTCTTAATTTCCTTAAAAACTCCTTCAGGCACAACAACATTTTCATGTTTTTTATAGGCCTCATTTAGAGTTGCTTCAATACTATTCAGTTTAGTTTGATCATCTGTCTCAGCTTCAAAGATATTTGTAGGAAATACAGTTCTATGATATAATTCTCTGAGATCAGATAAAATCTCATTTCTTGCTAAAATAAGTTTTTCAAGTGCTTCAGGAAATGGTATGCCATGAATTTCATCTGCAATTCTTTCGTAGCTTAAATGATAAATATCTTCAGGATCATACTTTTTTGGAGTTCCTTCTTGTTCATATCTTATTATAATTCCTTCTGCATTTGCCACGATCTTAATCTTTTCAGGATCAAGAGGTTTAAGATTTAAAATTCTTCCTTGTTTGTCTCTAATAATATGTGCAAAACTATCTCCACAGATTAAAGCAGTTCTCCAACAATTCTTTAAAACATTTCGGGCATTATCTTTTCCAAAACCTTTTATCCTTTCCAGCTTTTTCTTATTAGATCCTTTTGCATTAATTGCTCTTCCAAAAGTCCATGAAGCTAATTTATTAATCACAGCTCTTAATTCAGGAATTTCTCTATAATATCCATGCCATTTATTGAAATCAGGAGAATAAGATGACTCTGAAATTTCTGCGCTATCTGTTGTTTTGCTATCTACTTCAAATTCAGTGCCTTGATTAGAATAATCTGTTGTTTGACCAGTTCGTGCAATTGTCATGTTTTTTTAAGTATTTCTTAGTATTTAAATGTTTTTATGCTGCATTTCCATGAATTTTAAACAAAAGATCATAAGAATTACTTATATCCCCCCAACTAGATCCTCCATCTGTTGATAAGGTATGACCTCCACCAGTATAAACATTTCCAATGGATACGTAAGCATATACTCCCCCTCCTGAACCCGAAGTTCTAAGAACTAGGGCATACTGAGTTGAAGCATTTAATTGAACTGAACTCATTTCTACAGTTATCCAAGCATAAACATCCTTACTTATATCCATAGTATCAATGGTTCCTGTACTTAAATCTGCTCCTGTTGGTTTCCCATTCCCATCAACTGCCTTTATGGCAAAAGTTAATATGCCTGAACCCTCAGCTGTTGCTCTTCTACAGTATATTGTGGCCTTAGAAATATTAAAATTCTCATCATCCCCAACAGTTCCAACTGTGAAAGTTTGTGCCTGCCAATCATTTCCTTCAATCCTTTGAATCGTAAAAGTTGCAGCGTCATTATATTCATATAATTCTTCAGTTACAGGAGGATTATCTGTAATATTTCCCCCTTCGTCATCACTTACCCCTCCACCACTGAAACTTAAAGGTTCGGCTAACCTCCCTAAACCAAAGTTAAACATCTTAGAAGTCTCAAACATCTGCTCAAAAGGATTTTCAATTCTCAAAACCATTTTAAGCCCCCTTAATATAAGTCACAGTATTTTGCTCCTTCAATAATTTCTCAATCTGCTGCATCCTATATGCATGAACTGTGATCATATTCTCAGCTTCAATTCTTGTAGAAAATCCAGCCATATTATA